TTCTGAGTTTGATAATATACTTATTAAACTTAAAACACTAAGTGAATCAGATAAAAGATTTACTCCACCTCTAAAACAAGTATTTAGAGCATTTGAAGAATGCCCTTATAACCAACTTAAGGTAGTATTTATTGGTCAAGATCCTTATCCAAAATTAGGTGTAGCTGATGGAATATCTTTTAGTTGTAGTAATACTGGAGCATTGCAACCTAGTTTAAGATATATACTTGATGAGATTAATAGAACAGTCTATAATAATCATCCTGGATCATTAGATGTTGACTTAAAAAGATGGTCTAATCAAGGTATACTTATGCTTAATACAGCTCTTACAGTTGAAGTAGGTAAGATTGGTAGTCATTATGATATTTGGAAACCATTTACTGCTTATCTACTTGATACATTAAATAACTACGATACAGGATTAGTATATGTCTACATGGGTAAAAAAGCTGAAGAATGGTCTGAGCTTACTAATGATAATAATTATAAGTTTGTTGTTAAACATCCTGCTTCTGCTGCTTATAGTGGGAATAAATGGGATTGTATGGATGTATTTAATAAAATATCTAAAATAGTATATCAAGATACAGGAACTATAATTAAATGGTAGTATGACAGAGATATTCATTAAAATAATACAACAGGGATTAACTCCTAATGCATACTATGTTTTGCATTGTATTAAAGAGAAAATTGTACCTCATTCTTCAATAAATAAAGATCTTGAATGCAAAAGACTGCAAAGTAGTGCATGGTTAACAGAAGACTTGCAACTAACAGATAAAAGCATTATCTTTACTACAGAGATTGAAGGATACTTCAAGAAATCTAAAAAGAAAACTTCTAAAGATTTATTAGGGCATAATTTTATGCAAAACATAGAGGCATATGTAACTATATTTCCTAACAAGAAACTGTCCTCTGGAAAATATGCAAGAGTTCCTCCTAAAAATCTAGAAAATGCATTTAGATGGTTCTTTGAAACCTACAATTACGACTGGGAAACTATCTTTCTTGCTACACAAAAATATGTGAATGAGTATGAGTCTAAAAACTATGAATATATGAGGAATTCTCAATATTTCTTGAGAAAACAAAATATAGACAAAAGTTGGGATTCAGATTTAGCAACTTATTGTGAATTTTTAAAAGATAACCCAGATGAAGACAGTAATGTATTTAGTGACTTAGTTGTATAATTTAAATTTTTAAAATTTATGTCAAAATTGTTTAATGGTGCAAGACACCTGTTACCTGTTAGTGAAAGAAATAGTCTTGAGAAAGGTCTTATTAAAATGAAAGCAAAGAGAGAAGGTAAATTACCTGCTCTTGTTACTGCATGGCCAAAGTTTAATGATGCTTTTTGTGATGGACTTGAGTGGAGAACAATAACTGTAGTAGGTGCAAGACCTGGTACAGGTAAGACCCTATTTATGGAACAGGTGGTTTCTGACATAATTGAAAAAAATCCTGATCAAGAATTCAGGGTGTTAAAATTTCAGATGGAAATGGTTGATGAGACCAGTGCTATTAGGAAATTTGGTCTGATTACTGGTGCTGATTACAATACATTAATGAGTAAAGATGGCAAGTTAGTTGACAAAAGATTATTTGAAAAGTGTGTAGAGTATTATAAACAAACTGCTTCAAATGATTTAATTAATGTTGTTTATGATGTATGTACTGTTAATGAAATGTGTGCTACAATTCATCATGAATTGGAAAGATACAAGAAACCTGACGGTAAATATCCTAACATGCTTGTTACTGTAGATCACTCTGCTCTATTTAAAAATGATGTAGGACAAAGAGACAAATTTGAAATGTTGGGTGCATTAGGTGAAGCCTTGACCTATATGAAGAAGAACTACCCGGTAGCATTTGTAGTCCTAAGTCAGTTAAATAGAAACATAGATGATACTAAGAGACAAGTAGAAGCCACCTATGGCAATTATGTATTAGATTCTGATATCTATGGTTCTGATGCTTTATTACAACATGCTGATGTAGTTATTGGTATTAATAAACCTTCTATAAGGAAAATAAAGAAATATGGTCCTGAGAAGTTCTTGATTGAAGATCCGGATACTTTAGTGTTTCATTTCTTGAAGTCACGGAATGGTCTTACAAGAATCAGTTTCTTTAAACTTGATAGAACTAGTATGAGAATAGTAGAAATGCCAACTCCTGCTAGAGAAACTACACAGAAAATCCAAGTAAATTAATTAATATGAGTAGTACAAATCTAAGAAAAGAAAAAGAAAGAGAGTTCTATATGCAGCATATGGATACTTTCAAAGCAATTGGATTAGTTGATCCATTTTTTACACTCAAGACTGCTTTCTTTAAGAAAGGTAAGTATGGAAGACAGTCACAGTTTTTTGAGTGGGAATTGAAAAAAGGTGAAGACATCTATATTGAGTTTTATGAAAATGTTTACAATGATAAAGGTGCTAATACTGATATCATTCCTATGAATGAAGAACGAACATTATTTAAACTTAAGTATAATCCGTTCTTTCATGAGGAATATGATGTTACAGAAACTATGGAGCCTGATGGTAAAATAGATAGAAAGTATCTTGTTCCTGTAAATGAAATGGTTGTTGTATTATCTAGTGGACAAGAGATTAGTTATGCTCTTTATGAAAAGAGAAAAGAAGAAGCTAAACTTGAGATTCCACAGTTACAAAAATCATTAAGTGTATTTCCTGATTTTGAGGAAGAATTTGCTCCTAAAGTAGCAGTAGAAGATCTACCACAAATAATTGATGATGCTCCGTTATCTGAAATTACTATCAGAGATTTAGCAGCTATTATGTTGATGAAACCTGTAAGTGGTAGAGATTGGTTAAATGATCTGATTAAACAAACAAAAAGTGAAATATGAGTATAGTACTTCCTACAAAGAAAGTGAAGGCTGAGAGACAGAATCCTAAAAGAATTGTAATTTACTCAAAGCCAAAGACTGGTAAAACTACTGCATATGCAGGACTTGAAGATAATCTAATATTAGATTTAGAGAACGGGACAGATTTTGTTGAAGCTCTCAAAGTTAAAATTGGTAGTCTTCAAGAACTATTGGATACAGGTAAAGCAATTAAAGCTGCAGGTAATCCTTATAAGTTTATTACTGTTGATACTGTAACTGCTTTAGAAGATATGATTATGCCGTTGGCAGTCAAACTTTATAGAGCAACAGCAATGGGTAAGAACTTTGATGGTGATAATGTAACTACATTACCTAATGGTGCCGGTTATTTATATATCCGTCAAGCATTCTTCCAAGTTTTAGATTTTATTGATACATTAGCACCCACAATTATTTTATCTGGTCATATTAAAGACAAACAGGTAGATGATAAAGGTGAACTTGTAATGTCTGCAAATATAGATTTGACAGGTAAAATCAAGTCTTTAATCTGTGCTAATGCAGATGCAATTGGTTACATGTACCGTAAGGGAAATAAAACTATTCTTAGTTTTAAAACTAATGAAGAAGTTACTTGTGGTGCCAGACCAGAACACTTACGTAATGAAGAAATAGTAGTTACAGAAATGATTGATGGGGAATTAAAAACCTCATGGGAAAAAGTATTCATTTAATAATTAATAATAACAAAAAGTATGGGTTTAAGTACAGAAGATCTTGGTACCGGTGGTTCCGGAATGCCAAAAACAATTGCACCAGGTAATCATGTTTTGAAAATTAACAATGTTGACTTGGAAGAATTTAAATTTATCTCAGGTGCATATCATTTGATATTGCATGTTGAGACAGAACCAATTGATGGATTTGAAGGTTTTGCACTGGATAAAGATAATCCTGATAAAGGTCATTATGCTGGTCAGATTGGTAGACTTAAAGCAAGTCAGTATGCATTTGCAGATGGTGAAACAAAGTCTGGTATCAAGATTCAAAGAGATAGATCAATTCTGATTTTTCTACAAAATCTTTGTAAAACTTTAGGTATTAATGAATGGATGCAAGCACAGCATAACAAACATGATACTATTGAAGACTTTGTAGAAGCATTTAACAAAACTGCTCCTATTAAAGATAAGTATCTTGAATTCTGTGTTGCTGGTAAAGAATATGTTGGCAAAACAGGATATACTAATTATGACATGTGGTTACCAAAAGCAGAAAATGGTAAGTATGCATTTGGTGAAGTTGAAGAAGGTAAAGTAATTAGATATGATGAATCTAAACATCTTAAAAAACTTGATAATAAGGAAGTTTCAAGTTTTGGAGATGATGATGATTTAACTATGCCACCAAAACCATCTACAGATTTCTCTTTAGACTAAAATAGTCAGGGGGAGTCTGTTGGTTCCCCCTAATTTTTAAACTTTAGAGTATGATTTCAACAAGAGCAATAATTTCTGATTTAAATGATGTACCAAGAGAGTGGGTTTTTGAGTACTATTTAAAACTTACTGAAAGATTGTGTGGTCAAAGTCTTAAAATCAAATCTGCATTTAATACTAATGACAAAGTTCCTTCTATGTGTATTTATACAGATAGTAGAGGTAACTATAAGTTCAAAGATTTTTCTTCAGGTTTTGGTGGTGATGGATTAAACCTTGTAATGCATTTGTATAATTTAGAGAGTAGAGGTAAAGCATCTTTCAGAATAATGGAAGATTATAATACTTATATTTCTAATAATACATATGTAGCTTTAACTTATAAACCTCATAGTAAATATATTGTAGATGATTATGAAATGAGACACTGGAATACATTGGATCAACAATATTGGAAAAGTTTTAAACTTGGGTCTTCTATTTTAGAAAGCCATAATGTATTTCCTCTTTCATTTTATAGTATGATTAAAGAAGATGAAGGTGTTATACTTGATTCTATAAACATTGCTGGTAATTTTATCTATGGTTATTTTAGAGAAGATGGTACTTTGTATAAAATTTATACTCCAAAGAATAAGGATAACAAGTTCATTAAAGTAAAAGACTATATACAAGGTAGTGATCAGCTTGAGTATAAATCTAAGTATCTGATTATTACTTCTTCACTAAAGGACTTAATGTGTTTTAAGAAACTTGGGATCTCTGGTATTGAAACTATTGCTCCCGATAGTGAGAACAGTGTTATACCGGAAAACTTTATGAAACCTCTTCTATCTAAGTATCAAAAAGTAATTGTACTATTTGATAATGATGAACCAGGTATAAAGTCAGCTCAAAAGTATCAAAGCAAATATGGTTTTGACTATATTAATCTTACTATGTCTAAAGATCTATCTGATTCAGTAAAAGACTATGGTATTGATGCTGTAAGAGATAAATTATTTCCATTATTAAAACAGGCATTATGAGTTGGATATATCAAGGAAAGGAGTTTGAAGAAGGTGATATACCTCAAGGAGGTATAGGGTTCATCTATATCATGACTGCTATCATAGATGGTAAGTCTGTTGCATACATTGGTAAGAAGAATTTCTTTGCCAATATTAAAAGACCTCTGGGTAAAAAAGCTCTGGCAATGTCTACGGACAAGAGACTTAAGAAGTACAAAAGAGAACTAAGACCTGACTTTATGAGATATTACAGTAGTAATAAGATTCTTAAAGATGCTCACAAAGCTGGTGTAGTTATTAAAAGAGAGATTCTCCGGATATGTCATTCTCAGATGGAGCTAACATATCAAGAAACAAAGCATCAGTTTATCTATGAGGTGCTTGAGAAAGAAGAATTCCTAAATGGAAACATATTAGGTAGGTTTTATAAATTCAAATAATTATGACAGAAGTAGAAATGACAAGCTTCCTTATTAGGTTGGCTGATCTTGGTATTACAGGTATTAAAGTAAGATATGATGGTGGAGGAGACTCCGGCTCTATTGAATGGATGGGTTTTACAAAAGAACAATGTGAAAGTCCAGAAGATGTAAATGATAATATTGATGATTGGGAAAATGATGCTTATCTAGCTAAAGTAGTAGAAAGTGATGACTATAGACTAGTTGAAGACTTTGCATACAAAATCCTTAATGATATAGAAGATTGGTGGAATAATGAAGGTGGTTTTGGAAGCTTTTGTTTTTTAGTTCCTTCAGGAAAATATATTATTAATAATTCAGTAAGAATTACAACTACTGAAGATTATTTTCATGACGGAGATTTATTTACTAGCATTGTAGAATAATGGGTATAGATGAATTTAATGAATGGATTGAGGGTTTGGACCTTCAAACATTAACAGATGAGTTAAAAGAAGAAATAATAACAAAAGTAGGAGAGTTATGTGATGATGCCAGATCAGAAGGCTATTATCAAGCTAAAGATCATATGATTCTTTTTATAGAAAATGATATGTAATGGCACATCCTTGGCAACATGCAAAATCCTCAGCTAAGAAGTTTGGAGGATCTCCTTTAGATTATTTAGAAATCCATAATTGGTTTGATGAAACTAAGGCATGGATTGGGCATAGTAAGCATAGAATGTTCAGACACCACAGTGAAGGAATATTTGAATGTGAGAAAAGATTTGGTATGACTATTACTAACTCTGATGGTAAAGATGTATATGTAAGATATGTAGGAGAACAGCATGTCAAAGAGGATTGCAACGGGTATATTCCTACTGCAAAAGAATGGGTGGATAATATAAATACACCGACAGAATGGATGATTAAAACTTTAAAAATTGAAGACTGATGATTTTTGGTAAAGAAGAAACAAGAAATCTGATTAATATGCTTAAATCTTCAGATGCAGATAATCATATCATGGCATTTGAAAGTTTGAAAAATGTAAAATTTAATAATTACATAGGAGAGATCCTTGTGATATATAAGTATACAGGTCATAATCTTGCTTATTGGCAAGATAACTGTGCACCTGTTTATAAAAAGCTAGTCAAACTACTACCTGAAAAACCATTAACTAGTCCGGCAACATTAAGTTTGATAACGGGACATAATGGTTCTAAAACTTCAATAGAGTTATTTATGGAGTATTTTGTAAGAGACATGACTAAGATGTTGGAACAAATCGGGTACCCAACAGATAGTTTTGAAATTAATATAACCTTGAAAGACAATGGATAAACAGCAAAGTCTTAGTAAAACAAGTAAAGAGCTGATGTTGAAAGAGCCCTATTATGGGTTCTTTCTTATTATGCTAAATAAGCTATGGGATAATAAAAGAGTTCCTACAGCTGGTGTAAGCAAGAATGGTATTAACTATCAACTTACAATCAATTCTGAATTTTGGGAAAGTCTTAGTGAAAATCACAGACTTGGATTATTGAAGCATGAGTTACTACATATTGCTTTTGGACACCTAACTACATTTTTTAAGTTTACAGACAAGAGACTTGCTAATGTAGCTATGGATATGGAAATCAATCAGTATATAGATAAGGAATATCTTCCTGAAGGTGGTATTGATATAGATAACTATACTGATATAGAACTAGATAGAAAAGCCGGTGCTAGATATTATTATGATAAACTGAAACAACTTCAGGATGAAAAAGATAAGAATGGTACCTGTGGTGATTCTGATATGGATCAATTAC